TAATCCCTGTTAAAGTTAATTGAAAGTTTATGTCCATGTTCCACTTTTTAGTTGAATGGTAACTGTTATTCTTGTAGAAGATATAACAAACTCTCAGACGTTATGGCTTAAATGCATAAGTCTTAAAGAAGCGGGATGACCCAATAACCACTTTACTCCTGTTTTCAAATATGGTAGAGTGAATTAAATTAATAATCCATGGCCGGTGTCAGAGCCCCTGGTTTCATCAACCATCCACATTAAATGGATAGCCAATGAGTTGAGGTTGTCTGAAGGGAGCTGTTTTGTGATTGTCATGTCCCCTCATTCTAAGCTTCTTTTAGATTTTTTCTAACGTTTTTGTGCACACGTCATCATGTGGTAATGTTGTTAAACGTTCTTAAATCAAGTCCGAAATTCTTGAGTCTGCTTCTTCATATGCCTTGTGGGCTATCGTAATTGCAGCATTCTATTGATTTTGAGTAAGGGTCGTGCCTACGGAGTCTGAAATTGTACCTGAAAGTATAACTCTCCGTAAAATCCTTCTCATATATATGTGTCCATTGAATGCAAAGCCATCTTTAGATAAGAAATCAAAACAAGTATCATTCTACTTGAATCCTCTAAAGATCTATCCTAAACCATAAGATTTATATTTTCGTTCATTATAACCCTAATGTATTAGATCTTCAACTCTGCATGTGACAGCATAAGCATCAATAGCTTGCCTAAAAATTTTAACGTCCTGTTTATTGAGTATGACTACTACATCATCTCCTGCATGACAAGACTAAATGTCAATATTGTTCTTTGAAGCAATATATTTAGTATAGAACATCATTCTTAAGGTATTACCTAAAGTTGTCCTGGTTGGATGTCCAGTAAATGTTGTTCCCCTAATTTTTGCTCCAAAATATTTGACTTTATTTTTTGTTCTACTAGATGTAGGCTCCATCATAGTCACTTTCACAACCATTTTTTGACAAGCTTCCTTAAGTATCTAAGCTTCTTCTTTTGAGAATTCTGAAGTATAAAAGAATATTCTCTCAAATATTTTGTCAAAAAATACGTTATCAACCGCTGATATCAATGAAAAATGCTAGTGAGCATCATAGTTAGAACCATCCCACATCATAAAAGTGGGATCTTTTATTTTTCTTTAGAGGCGTTAAACTGCATCAGAAACCTATTCTGTGTTCATGCCTTATATGAATGTATCTGGGTACATCTTCTTGCAAAGCTGTATACAATTCCAATTTAAATAACCTAACATAACTTTAACTATTGGCGGAGGGTTAAACAAGTTACGAGGTTTCAAGTCCTTGAGTTCAGCTTTATCTAAGGAAGTAGCTA